TCCCGCTACCAAGACTTCTATCTTGCTAACCTTCTCAGCGAGCTCCCTATCCTGTTCCTGTAATGACTTCAGGCTGTCCCACATGATGCGGAGGAACCAGCCCAAGAGGACCATGATGGCCCCTACGGCGGTGTTGAAGAGGTCTTGGAATTCCATACTCACAGTCTCTCGCTTATATTTTGTATTTCTGAGATAGCTTCGCTTAACGGTTTGACTGCCGGTCCGAAAACCCTTTTGTCGTGTGGGTAATAATTTATATTTAGTATAACACGAGACACTGTATCCGTCTGCCCGATACCTGTGTGAACAACGCCGCCGGAAAAGTCTATCAATCTATTTTGTACGCTCTCGACTTCTCGCTTTGAATCTTTGAACAGGGTTGCACCATTACAGGTGCTGAAGCAAAAAACTGCTGTCCTATGGGATGATGTATTGGGTATATCGGTATGGAACCCTTTAATCTTTCTGATGTCAGAAGCTGTTTGCAGGTTAATCTTTGCATCAATCAAAGACACCGCGCCAAGCCCATACAATACAGGAGGCATTATGTCCCAGAATGATTCCGATTGTATTTGATGGTCACAGAAAAGCCGATGTGTAAATTGAAAGTTGCCATCCTCTTTGTCCCCCTCGCGCACAGCATTAGAGAACTTCCACTTCATTGCATTGCTCATCACAACGCCGCGAACCGCATTGAAGTCCTGCTCATGGAGAAAGCTATCTATGATAATTGGCTCTCCTATCTCCACCTTGGACCCCATACCCAAGACACAAGGGAGTGCCGCACTCCAGACGTTACTGGTGAAACGCTGTGCTGAAGATACGATGGGAACACTATAATTGTCCCCTGCTTCTTTAGGTCTTCCTGCTTTGGGCTTTCGACCTCAGAAAATGACAATTCACCACCCTCGTAATTATCTGGATCTGTTAGCTGTATGACAATGGATAACTTTCTGTCGTATGGTTTATCGGCATTCCAGTCAATGTCATGGTGTAAATCATACTTGCCTTGATATTCACCATCATACTCAGTGAACTGCAATTCACTAATCAGGTGATGTATGTCTACACAAAACTCAGTGTTCGCTTGAACAACATACTTGAGCATTATGTCGCGCAGACCATGCTCACCATTCACCCAACGAACTTTTGACCGCCTGTGATCCTTTGGGCCACCAAATGTAGTAGCTTGTTGTTCTGGTAATTTTTTGAAGTTTGTGACGATGTTTTCGCAAATGTTATTATTAAGCTCGCCAGTAAACATTTGCCAGTTGGCTCTTGTCATGCCTATACGCCTTGTTGATTTGCTTTGAAGTGGGTTACAGCTTTTTCATAAACATCATACATTGGCACTTCAAACCACCCAGTAATAACCCACTTGTCATTTGAATATGGAGGATTGCCCCGATGCGGATGCGTAATCCCGGCAGGCCATATAACAAGCGTACCCTGTTTAGGTTGCACCTTCATGTGTTGGTACAGAAACTCTGTGTCGCCGCCATTTTGTACGTCATTAAGGTAAATCATCCAAACCAAAGATCTGGCCGCGGAATGGCCGCCCCCTTGCTCGCAATGCCACTCGTGAAACCCACCGCCTACGGGAGTATGTTGCAGTTTATACACTGCACTTATAAGACGCTGTGTTTTGGCAGACGATATGACGTGCTTGTACTCTTCTAGCCCATCAAATATACACTCTGACACTTCATCCATTTTATATATGCTTTGCTGAGGCATATATATTTGATGATCTTCGCGATGAAGTTTCCCCCCCACGAATTGTTCATCGCCAAATTTCCCATTATCGCTACATTTTCTAGAAGCCATACTACCTATACGCTTCGACTCTGAAATCAGATCTTCACATACATCAGCAGACAACGCGTTTTCTTTGACGTAGATGAAATTTGATATATTCATACAGGTTTGACGGGCCATTCAAAATTTGCTGTGGTTGTAATTTGGTAGTCTTCAGGATCATTATCAAGCACTGTCGCTACCTGTGTGTAGACAGGGTTTGGCACCGTGTCCGCATACGCAACAAGGCGTCATCACCTGTAATATCGGCAGGCTGAGAGTATTCAGCAATCGTTCCAAACTCACCTGCTACTGCTCGATTAAAAAGGTCAACGCTGTGTGGCTCAATGTCATTTTTATAAGCCGTGAATGAGACATAAACTTCATCAAGCTCATCAAAATCAACTTCTAAATCAATTCTATATCCCGTTGGATCGCTCCAAGCAGGATTCCTAGCTGAATTAACTGTACGCATAAATGCTCCTTATGAAACCCTGCACCATACCGTGGCGACTCGACCATCATTATCAAAATACTCTGCGTGAGCCATAGCCCTCCACGTTCCATTGCACCCAGTGTTTTTAACAAATGATACATTATTCACATTGCTGAAAGGCTGTCCTGCATTTGGTTCATTACTTCTCGCTATATCAATATTACTGCCCGATGTAGTTTGCCCTTCGTTTACACCGGGATCATTACGGTGAATACCCGCTGTATACGTCCCGACTTCGTTAAAACCAGTATTAGTGGGACCGGCAGGGCCTGTAGGGCCTGTAGGACCAGTAGGGCCTGTAGGGCCTGTGGGTCCAGTCGGGCCAGTTGCACCGTCAGCACCGTCAGCACCAGTTGGGCCAGTTGGGCCGACTAGTGCTACATTAGAAACAGTCCCTTTAACAGTTGTTCCCGCTGTCACGTCGTAAACCGCAATTAAATCTGTCGATTCAAACGAGGTCTCAGCCGTCAAATCATTTACGTCAAGGTCTATCGTGCGGTTAGTTGAAAGATCTCCGCCACCAGAGAGGCCATCACCCGCAGTGATTGTCGTCGAGTCGTCCGCCTTATTATCGAGGGCAGTCTGGAGCCCGTCAACATTTGCAATTACGTGGTTGTGGCTGTCGTCCGCAACTGTAGCAGTGATGCTGACGTTGCCCGTACCGTCAAATGAAGCAGAGGTACCGGAAACGTCCCCCGTAAGGGAAATCGTGCGGCCAGTTTCTAAGGCTGTGGCAGTTGCCGCATTGCCCGAAGTATCTTGAGTGCCTGACTGATTGACGCCCGGTAGATTAATGTTGTTTCAAGAGCTGTGGCAGTACCCGCGTTACCCGAGGCATCCCCTGTGACGTTGCCCGTAAGAGGACCCACAAAACCTGCCGCAGTAATTGTCGTGGTTTCGTCAATCTTAGCCCCGGTAACAGCATCGTTGGCTAGCTCGGCAGTATCAACTGCCCCAGTACCAATCTTCGCGTTTGTAACTGCGCCTGTTGCCAACTTACCTTCGGTAACTGCCCCGTCGTTAATTTTCGCAGTTTCTACAGCACTATCAGCAAGCCCCGCCGTGTCAATCTGGGGGCCTTCGCCCGTTGTTCCGTCGTGGGAGTGACCTGTTGTGCCGTTAAACGCCGCTTCTACAGCATCAAACTCGCCATCGAGATCGCTCGCGTTAATTACGTTACCGTCAGCAATGTTATTGCCCGTATCGTTTCGAGTATATCCTTGTCCCATTTTTATTTTACCTCCGGCCGTATTGACCGTATTGGATTACCATCGAGTCTAAAGAAAACGGCGGATCGGTCGACTCCGAGGAAAAGTTGAATGCCGCCACAAAGCCAGAACCAACAAGTTGCTCATCAAAAACAAACTTGAGGTTCCCCCCACCAAATGATCCCCCACCGTAGGTTGTTTCACCGAAGATGGAGGCTGTTGTAGATGTGTTACTAATCGTGATTGTGTCTGGTTGCACTAAGTTTTTTTGGTTGAAGTCAAAGTCTACGTCAATGTCACAATCAAAGCTTCCCTGTGGGTCTACGAAAAGCTTCATCTTGTATAGATTCTTGCGGGTAGTCGGATCGGAGATAGGCAAGTATGGTGTTTTAAATGTTGCAACAATGTTGCCACCATCAAAACTGTTGCCCGACTCCATCTCGTATACGTACCCGTCGTCATTTGCAAACAACACAATCTCAGATGTTTCGAGGTATTCACTGTGGAGTACCCGTGCATTGATACCTCGAGTTTCTGCCCACGCCATATTGAGGCCGCCTTGTTGGGCAAACTGTGTCCCGATGATACCTTGAGCCGCACTGTCCGTGTAGTTTGTGTTAAACCCGAATATGCGGTACTGCGACTTTTCTCGGACTACGGTGCTCGCAAACGATGAAGACGCTTGAATAATACGCGTAACTTCAGGCTGGATAACCTTGGATACTACACCGAGTCCAAAGTCGTTGTTACGCTC